GTACTATTAGTAGTTCCAATACCAGATACGAAAGTTTCAAAACCAACTTCTGCTCCGGCTAAACTGAACGTACCAGTCCCTGTCGTAGTAGATGTTTCTTTAACTCTATCGTTGAGTACAAATGCCATTACTATTTCCTTTTAATTATTACGCGTCGCCAAGTCTAATGATAGCATTAGAAGAGTCAGCAGTTGGAAACTGAACAACGAAATCACCGTTAGTTGCAGTTTTTGTTCCGCCGAAGTCTAAAACTAATACAGCTTCATTACTTGAACCTTTATAAATCAGTGCTCCTGTTGCTGATAACGTTACAGAACTAAAAGTAGAATCTGCAAAGTCAACATATGCAATGTTACTTGATACCGCTACACCATTATTAGTTAAAGTATTTCCACCTGCAGTATAGTTTGTTCCAGATGAAGAAACTTCATTGGAAGTTGTGTAAGCAGTTGTTGAAGTACTAAAACCAGATATATCACTGTAAAGTGCTAGTTTAAAAGTTGATCCACCAGATGAATCAAAATCAAACGTACCACCAAGTAGGTCTGTTTTAAAAGAGTCAGGTACTATATTTGCCATTTAATTGTCTCCTTAATTTATTTATGGTGATGGTGATTTTAAAGGAGTTCGAATAACACCATCTTGATATTCGTCTCGGCGTCTTCGACCTTGTTGTTCGATCGAATACGATTGTAAAGCTTTTTGATAAGCCTGCATGTAGTATTGTAACATATCTGCAGGACCTTTCAAGTATCCATATGCTTCTACCAGACAAGCATACAAAAGTAAATCTTGATATTTATTACTTGTATAAGTTCCTTGTGTACTTCCTGGTGAAGCTGTTATTGAATCTGGTTGTTTTGTGTAAGCTAAAGTTATTAAATTAGTTGCATTTGGTGTAGGTGCTACCACCCAATAATTAGCATCCCAGTTAGCATAATACTTTGGAATACCGGAAGCTGTTCCGGGTGTATCGTAAAAAGTAGCCATATAACTTGTATCTTTTTTTTCTAAAAAAGTTTGATTTCCAGCAGCATCCGTCAACTGCACATATCTGATAAACCTTAAATCAGATGGTATAGTTACATACCTACTACCAGCTGCTAAATTTGAAGTTGCATAAAATCTATTATCATCAGAATCAGATTCTCTGTATATTTTATTCTCTGAATTTTTAATTATTGTATTTAAGACACCTGTTGTTAAAACACCATCATCAACTTCTGTATAGTTCCTAATATCATCTTGTAAGTTTGTTAAAGTATAGGCCATTACTCTGATTTTCCTCCGTGTTTTCTACGTATCTTTTCTTTTTTGTCTGTTCTTACTTCTTCATACATTTCAAGATGAGGATCTTGTTTTTGAGGGTTAAATATATTTTTTATCCAATTCCAAATTTTATTTATCATGCGCTTATTGTTATAGGCCCAACGGAACAACCGTAGCCTCCTCCTTTAATATTTCCTGTTGTAGCAGTATCTGAATTCACTGTAAAGAAGAAGAAATTAGATAAAGCATAATCTGTTGTAACTCTTGCACCATTATCATAAAGACCTGTTGTGATTGCATAACCAGATCCTTGACCTATCTGTGCTCCAGTAATACCATCAAAGTCTGGAATTGATGCATAAGCAAATACAGGATTGGTTGAAGTTCCTGTTCCAGGTGAAATTGTTGGTGCACCTCTAAATAAATATGTTGTACCATTTGTTAGACCATGTCCAGGTACATTTACATTAATAATTCCTGATCCTGCTTGATATGTTTTAAAACCATTTTCCGGTATCATTACAGTTGTAATTGGTTCTGTTCTATCTGGTCTTACTTGTAACAATGCAATACCATCACCACCAATTGCTTTTGGTTCAAGTTGTGGTTGTTTAGGTTCAAACTCTGTATAATGAACAAACGAACCATTCCATTCTCTAACCATTTCTCTGTATGGAAATTCCATACCTGATCTATCAGAAATTGCTTTCGAATGTTTTCCTGTTGCGTATTTAGACATTAGGTTCCTGGGTAATAAGCTTTAGGTGTAATGTATGTACTTGAAGCTGAACCATCTTCTTGTAATGCTCTTTGTAGTTCATCTTCATAAAATAATTTCATTGGTTGAGTCATTTGTGGAGCATACTTCATAGATAAATAATAAGCTAAACCTGAAACCATACAAGGTATAAATCTAAAAGGCATATCGGTTGCATTTGTATAAGCTCCAATATCTTGAATTCTTTTTATATAATAAAAATGCATATCTTTAGATGCATTAGTTGAATCGGGTGTTGGGTAAACACTAATACTAACATGATCAATAAATCTTTGTACCCAATATTGATTAGGTGTACCTTTTGAAAGTTTATTTGAAAATGCAGCATATGTTGATCTATCGACTTTAGTCATAGGACTATCGGATTGATCTGTTGCGGTTCTATTAGATCTTAATTGTGCTTCAAGGACATCGGATATTCCATAAACACCATTAGGGTTTGATGTAGCACTGGTACCATCACCACTTGATCTAAAAAATTTATACTCTGCTTGACCTTCAATTAAATCAAGATCAAGTTCTCCTATTTCCCAATAGTGAATACCCCTATTGCCCCATTCTTGAAGCATTATATTTAATGATCTTCTAGAAGTTTTTAATTGATAACCAGAAACTTGTTGAATACCTAATCGTTCAAAAGCTTCTTCTACTATTTCATCAATAGAAAAAGTTTTGTCGAACGTTGTAGTTCCCGAGGTCGTATTAGCCATTTAGCCTCCTAGCCAGTATATCCGATAGTAACAGATCCTGATCCAGTTACATCTGCATAGATCGTATTTTCAAATCTAATTCCGTTTCCAGGTATATACATATCTAATCCTTCATTTCCAAAAGTAGATTCAAATACAATAGCTCCAGATGCTGTTGCTGCATCATAAAGTTTTATATTTGTAATACCTGTAGCTTGAATGTATGTAACTCTAGCAGGACCGATATTAGTAGATCCTCCTGAAGCAGTTTTTACCTGTCCGTCAGCTGTAAGTGTTGTAAATTTTTGGTCTGATGACATATTGTTTTCTCCTTAAAATTTTATGTGGACCCGAAGGTCCACAATAATTATTTATTATGATGACGCAATGTTTGCAAGTGTATCACATCTTTTCCAGTTTGTTCCATCTGAAAAAGCATACACCGCAGCACCTGCTGCACCATCGTCAACAAAAATTAATACACCTTTGTTGTCAGCTGCTTCTAATGAATTAGTTCCATCAGTAACAGTGTTTGCGTCTGTAACAGACCAAGTGTTAGTTCCACCTTGTTGAGTGTCACCTGCATTTGGGTTAGGTCCACCAATAAAACCATTTAATGAAGTTACTGGTCCTGTAAATGTAGTATTTGCCATGATTATTCTCCTAGTTAAATCCTACATAGTCTCTAGGCCGTCGACTATACTGCGTCCATGTAGAATATTAATTTATGTATAGTTACAAAACTATATACTAGTTTTTAGTAGAGTGCAAGAGAGCCTGTAATGTGGAGTGGAATTTTTCCAACGATGTAGCTTTTATACTAAGAAGCTACTGAAACTTCTGGAGCAGAACCTTCTATGTTGTTCTGTATGTGAGCCATTCTAGCTTCTTCAAGCTTAATGTCTGTGATGATTTGTTTGACCTTATCGTCAATTCTAACCATCTCAAGAGTGTATCTATTGTTATCTAGATGCTCCTGTTCCCACTTCAACTCCAAGGACCTTTTTTGTTTGTATAGGTCTTGTATCATCTATAACCTCCTCATAGGTTATTCTATTAACCTTGTTGTCATAACTAACTCCAAGGTTTTCCCAAACTATACTATTTTCTCCAAGTTTGTCAAGGATTGATTGTTCAAGGTCAGTTGGGGAATCTTCTGATTCAACTGTAAATTTAGCGTGATGATCGTACGCCCAAATGTTGACTATAAATTTTTTCATGGTTTTGTCTTTCTATTTGTTAATTGTGGCGAGACTATGTCCCGCCACAAAAAATTATTGATTACGCTCCTGGCGAACCAAAAATACCTCTAGGGTCAGAAACTCCGAAAGAGTATCTTTCTCTAGCTTTGTATCTTACGTTACCAGTGTCAAAGTCGCCTTCCATTGCAGTTGTCAATGGTGCTCTGTTGAACATTTTCATACCATTAGGTACGTCTGTTAAGATATAGAACGCATCAGCATCTGTTAGGTAGTTGTTCACTCTATAACCTTGAGGAACCATACCCATAGATACGATTGCATTGATATCGTTATCAGCTGTTCCAACTCTACCTTGAGACTTCATAAGTCTTTCAGCTGTAAATTGTAGCTCAGAAGGAATGATCATTTTCAATCCTCTTGCTGCAACTCTTAAACCTCTTTCATCAGTCATTTTACCAATGTCAATCATTGATTGTTCTAATGAAGTTTCGTTTAAGTCAGCAGATGTTGCTAATTCATTAGCAAACGTTCCTGCTACAGTCGGGTGGTTAGTTGCCATTAAAGCAACACCGTCACCAGATTGGAAAGTTGTGAAACCATTAATTAATGGATCAACAGCTTTTACTTGCTTAGCGTTACTCATAGATCTTGCTAAAGCTTTTGTATATCTAGACGCAAGTCTATCATACAAGTTGTCCTCAATCGCTTCTTCAGTGATTGCGAACGCTAAAGCTACAGTCTCGTGAGTGTATCTAGCAGTGAAAGTTTCTTGTGCTTCGTCGAATGAAACACCAGCACCTTCACCTTTTACTTGTGCGTTAGCGAAACCAGATAACATAACTTCTTCTTCAAAAGCTCTGTCAGATGATTCCTCAGTATAAATTTCAGCGTGCTGATTTTCATACCTTTTATATTCCAAGCCGAACAGTGCGTTCAAACCTGGCTCTAGTTCTTTAACTAGTTGTGATCGTGATATAGCCATTATTGTTCTCCTATTCTGCTATTATGATTGTAGCTCGATTAGATTAGCAACTACTACTACTGAAGCATAAGCTGCAGTAATATCTTCGTTTTCAGGATCTTCAGCAGATCTTAATAATCTCCACGAAGCTGCGTCTGCACTTGTGTCACCTATATCTAATGTCGCTGAAGATTTACCAGTAGTTGTACTACCAGCAGATACGTTCATGTCATAAGTTTCTAGGAAACCTGCTTGTGTCACAGCAGCATCTGTTGCTACTACGTATTGTTGTTGAGGGTTATCGAATACAAATGCATCGATATCTTCTGAGTTTGCTGGTGTTACTTGAACGTAATGATTCGCAAACGTCGGTTTTAAAGTTGTAGCCGCGTTGTAGAAGATTCCGTTAAGTACGCCTAGGATAGGAGTATCAGTTCCTTGTCCTTCAACGATATAACCAGCAGCAGAAGCTACCGCACCACCATTATAAATAGTAGTTGCATAGCCCGCGTCGATTTTGTATTTACCTTGCCCAGAAGTCGCTGGAGTTGATCCAAGCGTTCCTGCAGCAACTAAACCAAAACCTTGTTCGTTTCTATTTGCCATAGTTGTTTCTCCTTATGTACCTGCCCCGAAGGGCCTCCAGTACGGTTTATATAATTCAGTGATTTAAAAATTACTTTTTAGTACCACCGAAGGTTACACGAGATTGTCTATCAACATTGATAGGCATTCTACTATCCTGCTCCCTCATAAGGTCGTTGTTTACGGCTTCGTTACGTTCTTTATGTCTATCAGACATATATTGTTGACGTTGCTCTGCGATCTCATTAGGTACCTTCGCAAGAAGAAGGCCACCAACCCCAATCACTCCCTTGTATTTACCATCTTCAATGGTAGGGTAATCGCTTGCATTTTCGACTTCTTCAGATCTAACTAATTCATAACCTTCTCTTAAACGTCCAGTTATATTTTTTGTATCTTGAAAGCCTACAACTTCAGCTCTTATCCATCTATACCTGAATCCATCAGGTGCAGGGGGTGCATCTAGAGATGACGGTGGAACCCACACTTTTGGTCTTTCAGACTTTGACCGTGTTTGGCTCGCACGAGAAGTATTTTCTTTTTTTTCCATTTTACGCTCCTTCCTTCGTGTGTTTCAATTGTTTTGCGTACTCTTCGAGTGGCACACCTAATTTTTTAGCTATTGCTACTTGTGATGATGTGAGTCTCACAGTTTTGCGACCAGGCTTTACGCTTCTTGTAGCTGAAGCCACTGTCTGAACAGGGGCGGTCGATTGCTTATTATTAGTAGTACCAAATTTATGCGGAAAGTCAATCTTAATTCTTCTATCAACTTCAGCATAATACTCATTTGAGTTAGGATCGTATCCTTCTTTCTCCGTTAAATCCTTATGTATTTCAAAAGCAGTATAAGTCATTGCTCTATCCGTACCAAACCATGAGTTTTGAGAAGCCCATGCTTCAGCTTTAGGATCTGGATTAATTGGATCGTCCATTTGTTGGGCCTGAACCGGTGGCTCAGACAATGTTACAGGTTTCTCAGCCTGTTTCTCTTCTCTACCCGCTTTGGCTTGCTCTAGTTTCGCATTCTCAAAAGCAAGAGTTGCAATTCTTTTGTTCGCCTCAACTTGAGCTGTTGCATCACCAGATTCAATAGCAGCAGCTAATTCTTTTTGTGCAGCTTCTAAACCTGTTGAGATACTTGTCTCAAATTTTTTAACGTAATCAGCATCAGTTTTTTCAAACCTTGCTTCTAACGCTTTTCTTTTTTCCTCTACACCTTTAGCGTAATCCAAAGCAGCTTGTTCTCTTCTTTCTGCTTCTCTCATCTTACGAGTTAGTTTCGCAATACGAGATTGTACACCTTTGCTGTAGTCCTCTAAAGTTTCATCTGATTTTTTTTCTTCTAGTTTTGTTTCTCTTTCATTTTCATATGATTTATCTGTTCCTTGTTCTTGTTCCGTGTTTTCCGTTTCTACAACGGCTTCGTCTTTTGTTTCTTCAATAGCTATTTCTTCATCAGGTCCTGATGTATCAATAGGTACTAGTTTTTTTTCTTCGTCTGGCATAGTTACTCCTTCCTATGATTAAAACTCATGCAAGATGTCCTCTGGACTATCAATTGTTGCTAACACTTCATCGTCGTTTAGCAGACGAATTTCCCCACCATCTATCTTGATCCTTGATCCGGCGTAACGTGCAAACATTACCCAATCATTGACCTTGCACCACGGGCCTTCAGGATATCTTTCCTTATCCTTATAACACTGTGGTCCCATAGCTAAAACCAAACCACATTGAGAAGCGACTTGTTGCTTTTCTAAAGTAGTTTCGGCTAATACTAATCCACCTTTAGTTTTCTCTTTCATCTTGAAAGGTAAAACCATTATTCTCCAACCCGTAGGTTTCGGAATTTTTCCTTCTTCTTTTTTCTCTGATTTCTTTACACCAATAAGATCATTGTTTGGTGTTAATATCGATGACTGTTCCTTCATTGTGCTCCTTATCGTTTAGCAGGTTAGAGATTTCCTGACGCACTGATTCCAGTGCATTTATTTGTCCTATTATATACTTATAATTTTCCATGTTGTCAACACTACCAGACGTTACTGATACTGACAATTGTTCTATTCTTGAATCTAGGAATCTTAAAGTTTTATTTATTACTGTTTCTAATTGCATTTAACATTTCCATCTTCTCCGTGCTTGTCTGATTCGAGAATTAGGATCGTTACGTGTTTTTGCTGATGATCTTTTGAGTTGTCCCAGTGATCTTGCGCAGTATGATTTTCTACGTTTAGCAGCTTTTGATCCTGGCTTCACTTTTCCAGTCACGGCTGTTTTTAATTTACTTCCAGGGTTTGCTGCCCTGTAAGCTCTTACACCTTTTGCTGTCATTCCAGCTCCAGATTTTGTTGGTCTATAGTTAGCACCTTTACCTTTAGTAGTTTTTCTAATTGAACCACCTTTTGCTTTTTCAATTCTAGTAATATTTGCTCCCTCACCTGTAGTAGTATCCATTCTTAATCCTCTAGGTAATTCTTTCTTTTTCTTTTCAAGAACGAAATCTTTTACATCTTGTTTTTTATTATATTTATTCATTATATTTTTTGCATTTCAGGATTTGGTGATAATATATTTTTTTCTGCTCTAGGTCTAGCAATAGAATCTTTACTTCTTTTTCTAAGTTGAGCAATAGCAGATTCTTTTAACTGCTTTTGTTTTCTAAGTTCTTTTAAATCTTTTTCTAAGTTCATTATGCAAATGTTTTTACGTTAGTTGGTTTACCACCTGGATTACCAGCTGCTCTTTTTCGTTTGACAGCACTCGCCTTTTGCCCTTTTGTCATCCGTGTGGCTTTTGCAAGTGGGACGCATTTTGGATATTTCCTCTTTGAGCCTTTGCTTCTCCCGCAAGGCTGATACTTCCCGTCTTTCTTCGGCGCTCCAATGTCCACCCATTTCTCGGCTACCCATTGTCTTAATCCACCTTTTGAAAAGTGAGTACGCATTATGAATTCTTTCCGTAAGCGTTTCCTTTTCCTTTCATCGCTTTACAAGATCCACCACCTTTGTATGTGGCTCTAGGCATATCCATCATTCCACCACCCATAGCTTTTTTTCTTTTCTTCTTGCCACCTGGTGTAACTTTACCTGACCATACT